ATAATTTGCAATATACTAAAATTGGCAGAGTTGTCCATGTGATTGGTCAGTTAAATGTTAGTTCTGTTAGCAGTCCTAGTGGATTTTTTGTTGTGACAGTTCCTTTTGCTATTGGAGACTTATCTGAGTCAGGTGGAAGAACAAGTGGTTCTATTACGGTTACTGGAGTTACTTCTGCCAATGTTTCCGATTTTATTGTTTTAGGAGTTGAAGGAGAAACCTCAATGAGAGTTTATTTAGGTGACGGAACTTCTCCAGTTGCTGACTCTGCTAATCAATTACAGGCAGGTGCAACAGTAAGAGTAAATTTCACATATTATGTCTAAACGAATTAGACTGGAAAACAAGGAGTTAAAATGGCTTTAACAAAAGAAATAACAGAAGATTATGAAGTAAGAACACAATTCAAGCATATACAAGTTCGCACAAGAACTTCTATAATTGAAGATGGTTCAGAGATTTCATACAAATACACTAGAAGAGTATTAAATCCACATATGGATGTATCTAGTGAGAACGCTGAAATACAAGCATTAGCAAACGCTCTATGGACAGATGAAGTAAAGTCTGCATGGGCATCTAAACAATCAGAAGAAGTTTAACAAACAAGGAGTCAATAATGGCAAAAAAAGAAAAGAAGCCAGTCTTGAATTTAGATGATAAAGAATATATCATTGAGGATATGACTGACGAGCAAAAGATGATGGTAAATCATATAAACGATATTCAGAACAAACAGAACAGCAATCAGTTTATAGCTGATCAACTAGCTGTTGGTAAAGAAGCGTTTATTAATATGCTTAGAAAATCATTAAACTCTGAGGAAGAATCAGAGTAATGATTGTAAGGAGATGCGCTCAAGGTCACGATGTAGTTATTCACAAGAATACGAAACCGAATATGGAAAAAATCATTAAAATGGTAGATGGATCTTATATAACAATTCAGTATCCAAACTCCAAAGATTACTTTTTAATGGTAGATGGTGAAATCGTACAAAAAAGCGATTCATTTAAAACTATTGAAAATGCATATGTCTCTGCCTGTGCAGATAAGCATACTAATGGACATGGGCGCATCGACTATATGATTCATAAAATAATAAATAACCAGGTGGTAGATAGATGAATAAAGTAATTAAGAAATTAGAAAACGGAGATTTTGAAGTTGTTAGTACGTCTTATAGTATTAGTATTAAGTATGTTTATAGCGAGTAGTTGTTCCAATGGTTGGTCCGTGTTTGGTTTTGAACCAAATTTAAACGACTCTATGTATACATTTGTCGAGGTAATGGATCAAGATTCTACACTGCATTTTTATTCAGACAATGTTCGATTTGATAGAGATATGTGGTGTTTTACACATAGTAGATGGGAAATAGTAAGGAAGAAATGAGTGAAAAAACTGCTAGAAGTTATCGCGCTGATGTTATCGATGACAATTTTTCTATACATCTTAATATTAAGTGGCTATTTCAAATATTATGTTTTGTTGCTGGTATTAGCTATTATGGTGTGCGTATGGAAAATCGGATTGCTAGGCTTGAAACTGAACTTATTAGTGCGGAGACAACAATTAAAGATTTACTGGCAAAGCATACAATGGAAGAAGAGTCGAAGAGGCAAGAATTAGAAGAAAAAATTTCTTTTTATGAAAAAGAATTAAAAATTAATTTAAATCCAATGAGTTGGAAAAAGCGGAAGAAGTAAATGGATATGATGGCTATATATGGCGAAGCAGGAATGATAGGAGTATGTGCTGCACTACTCATATATTTAGTAATGAATTTGTCTAAAAAATCAGAAGCTCAAGCGGAGTCTTTAAAAAATTTAGAAGTAGAGAATAAAGGTCAGTCAGAGTCAATCAATAATATGGAAGGAATGATTATCAAATTAATTAATAGATGGAATGATAGCGATGCTGTACGAGACAGACGATATGAACAGACAATGGAAGCTATTAGTGATTTAGAAAAACAGCTATCAAGAATGGATGGTATTATGAGCCGTATGAATGGAAATGGAAGACATGGATGATCAAGATTTAATCAGAGTATTAACTAGGCATGATGAACGATTAAAGAATATTTATTCTACGCTTAATAGAATTGAAAAACATTTAAGCCAGTTAAATGGCAAAGTAGATCGGCACGATATTGCTATCGCTAAAATACAGACTTGGGGTGGTGTTGCATTAGTCACATTCCCAATCATAGTAAATATAATAATGAGGTTCATATAATGGATATAAAATCAATGCTAGTAAAACTAGCGGAAGAACAAGCTGATAAAATGCAAAATGAAGCAATTGGTCATATAGGATCAAATGCTTTTTCAGATAAGTTAGCACAACTACTAAATGATAAAATAAACATACCTTTTGTAAAAGAAGAAAAAGAAGGTAAAATGTTTAAGGAGTTAGTAGAAGTAATTCAATCTATTACTATCGGTTTAATTAAAGGTAAGTAATGGCAGTACCTGCAAGAGTCAAAGCAACAATGCGTAGATTAGGTCTGCGCGGAGTGAATAAACCAAAACGTACACCAAGTCACAAAACAAAGTCACATGTAGTGATGGCATCTAGTGGCGGTAGATATAAGGTAGTTAGATTTGGGCAGCAAGGTGTACGTGGCGCAGGTAAGAATCCAAAAAGTAAATCGCAACAAGCAAGAAGGCGAGCATACTATGCGAGACATGGAAGAACAACCAATAAGTTCTCAGCAAAGTTCTGGTCAAATAAGGTAAAGTGGTAATGAAAGTAAAAGGTATTAGCGTTACAGGATTAAGTAAACGACAAGTATCTGCAATGCGTAGACATGCAAGACATCATACTGCAAAACATCTTAAATCTATGGTATCTGCAATGCGCAAAGGATCAACCTTTGGTCAATCTCATTCTAGTGCAATGAGAAAGGTGGGCAAATGAGAAAGAAATCATCTGTAAATAAAGCAGGTAACTACACCAAACCATCGTTACGTAAACGAATCTTTTATCGAATTAAAGCAGGTAACAAAGGTGGAAGAGCAGGTCAATGGAGTGCAAGGAAAGCGCAGATGCTAGCAAGAGCATATAAGAAAGCAGGCGGTGGATATAAATAATGGCACTAAAAAAATCACAAAAAAGTTTAAAGAGATGGACAAAGCAAGATTGGGGTTACGTCACAAAAGGTGATGAAAAGAAACCACGCAGAAAGCGAGGTAGATATTTACCTGCTAGTGTACGTAAGAATTTAACGAAATCACAAAAGGCATATGAGAATAGGCTTAAAAGAGCTGCTAGTAAACAAGGTAAGCAGAAAGCTAGTTATTCTAAAAGAACTGCCAAGAAAGTAAGGAGAGCAAGATAATGCCGTATCATTATGGAAAGAAGAAGAAGTCCAAGAAATTAAAAGTTAAAAAGAAGAAGATGAAAAAAGGTATGAAGCGCAAATGATCAATCCAGACCAAATAAAAAAACTTATTAAGCGTGTCTTACAGAAGATAGATTTATATTCTCCTGAAGCAGCAGAGTTTATTTATAATATTGGATTAGTGGAGTCAAAGTATATTTATATTGAGCAAATTAAAGGACCTGCACGTGGTGTCTATCAATGTGAACCTTGGGTAGCGGTAGATATAATAGAAAACTATCTTCAGTATCGAGAAGAACTAATGAAGAAAGTTGCAAAGGCATGTTATTTAGATTGGTCACATTTTACTGCGCCAGTTGAAAAGGATTGGGAATATATTTTAACTACGAACCTTGCAGCTCAAATAGTTTTTTGTAGATTACACCTACGTAGAATACCAAAAAAACTACCAAAAACATTAGAAGATCAAGCAAATCAATGGAAAACATACTATAACACTGCAAAAGGCAAAGGTACTCCAGAGAAGTTTTGCGAGATAGTACAGAAATATGGATGAAACAGAGAAAATAGATAGATTAATTGATACAATGCACGAGTTACAAGAGCTAACACGTCAATTAGAAGATCCGAGAATGGATATGGATGTGATTTTAGGAGCAATGATTGCAATAATTATCTGCACTGATATACCTAATGTCACCATTTTACCTACTAGTAGCATAACTAATGAGATAGCACAAGCATGAGTTACTTAACAGCATTCTGCAATATAACAACTGATTTACAGGCAATTCTTAGTGATATAGATCGCTATGATCGTAAGCGTGTACTAATGTCAAATTGGACAAATCCATCTACAAATCTTTATAGATTACATAATACTGGATATATAGAAAATTTATACAAAGATGGAGTAGAAATGACTAAAGTTAGTGATACTCCTAACGCAGATAATGAGTTTAAATATTCTGAGTCTACAGATTCAGTTGATTTTTTTCTAGCATCTAGTTCAGTAAGCGCATTAAATAGTAGTGTATTTGAAGCAGGACAAGATTGGGAAGATTTAAAAAACCGCGTGGTGAAAGAGCAAGCGGATCATATGCGCAGTTATTTAAATAGACCTATCTATAAGCGTGGTAATAGTAATTATCAAGGCGCATCAGATCGACCATATGACTTTATTATAATACGATGCAATGCGTTATTAGCCTGCGCAGATTTAGTGCGTAGCCAAGATCCAGAGAAAGCAGCAGAACTTCAAGAGCAGGTATTAGGTGATGAAGGTATGCTCACAAAATTAAAGTCACGTGATTACGTGATGTGGAATGAAACTAGTTTTCGTTCAGAATCTGGCGTTATTCGTGAGATTAGTGTAAACGGCAGTAGCACTGGCTACATTGAAGATGTAAAGATGTATGGTCCGCCTAGCACAGATTATGATGAAGTACGAGTAGTGATTAGTACCGCAGGTACATTCACACCTGGTACTGCAAGTACAGTGAAGTACGATGTATTTACAAAAGATGATACAGGACTAAAAAGACATAAATCTGTAGATGCAGAAGTAATGAATGGTGACTATCAACCACTAGCATATGGCGCATCAATACGCTTTCAAGCAGGCGTTTATACATTAAATGATGAATGGAGCGTAACCTTTCAATCCGATGAAATTCAAATAGGAACTGTGCGCAGTGGACAGATTTATAGATAATGGCTATATCATTTAACAATGTCATCTATGAACGAGTCATTGATAATTTACATAGTATCATTGCTGATGAATTTGGGATTCAGATTTTTTACGATGAACATCAATCTAATCAAAGTTTTTTATTACAGCCTGTGTCAGATGATCTTAACGAGCAAATTAATACAGGAATGGTGCGAGATTATACAATCCTTATTAGTTACCAAGTGGATTTCGCAGGTAATTACACAAAGGAGAGTTTTAGGCAGGTATCGTTAGTAGCGGAGCGTATGAAAAGACTTATTTACAATAACAGAAACTATAGCGTGTCAGGTACGAGGCAATTTTACAATGCTGTCATCGACAACACTATATATGAGCGTGATGATGATAATACAGACTTATTACGCGCTAATATGACTGCTGTAGTATCAGCAATGGAGATAATAGGATGATTTACAAAGCAAAGAAATCATATTTTGACTT